TTTCATAAAGTCATTGACATCATTCTCTATTTTTTTACGATAACTACCGTCCCAATTTGGTTCTATATCAATAAAGGCATGATATATTGGTGGTTGATAAGTCCCTTTTAAAACCTGAAAAACTTCCATTTTAATTGGCTCATCGTTTTCTTCGGACGCAAGTTCTTTATTCACCTTAGGAACAATTACACTATCAAGATAAGATTGTAAAAATTTTTTAATTTTGTCTACTTCCATTACCAAGAATTTGAAGATGATAACCCAAGTTGTTTAGCATATCTACCTACATTACAAGACCAATAACCTGCAGTAGTTCTATCTTTTTTCTGATCACATTTGTGACGAGCTCTGAATGATTTAGCAGCTTTCTTATTTGCGTTTTTTACTTTTAATTTAGGATCACCAAAAGTAACTTTTTTAACTCCACCTGTTTTGCTTTTCACATAAACAGCGAATTTTTTTGGACCCCCTGGTGTTCTAAATGGACTACCCAAATCAACATTTTTACCGTGATGTTTTGCTTCGGTTAAAATATCTTCCTCTGTTTCGGTTTCAGAGATATAAGGGGCATCCAAATAGACGTATTGTTTACCAATCTTAACTTTGATACCTAAATCAGATTCAATCATTAATCTATCATCTTCGTTAAGGTCAATTTTACCTTCTTTAAACAATTCTCTGACCTCATTAACCAAATCAAAATAACTTTCAGAATAAACTCTGAAAACGTTATTTGTTAATGTTAATCCGTTATCAATATGATATTGTAAAGACTCAGACAATTTAACATCTTCTTTAAGAGTTAAAGATTTATCTAATTCTTGTTTTAAAGATTCTTTAATTAATTTACGTAAGTCCATTATTTAATTAAATAGTTAAAAATTTACTCCTAATCCAAAAGTTCCGTTATTAATAATAGGGTCGTAGTCAAATTTAATTGTGAAGTTTTTATAATCGTGTAAAGCACCTACTTTTACAGTTGTAAATCTATCTTTGTATTTTGGAAAAGTAATATATCCAAGATTATCTTTGCCTCTCCACTTTACGTCTTCACTTACAGTACCAATCATAAGATGAACACCTGTTCTTTTTATTCTTTTACCTACTCCAATATAAAAACTATTTTTCTGAACCAAGTCGTTCACCATTGGAAAATCAACTTGACTTATCTTACCGTATTGAAAAAAAGTTGAATTGTCTCTTTCAAAACTCGAATTATATTCGGTAATAAAATACCCTTTGTTACCAATTGTAAAGAATCCACCAATTTGTCTGTCTGTTGTTTTTTGAATACCAAAACTTATGATAGGTTTTTTTCCTCTAATAGTATCTCTTTTACCATTATCATAAACATAAATTCTTGCAGGTTGTCTGTATCCCCAATCGTTCCAATATGGCATCGGAGACCAATAATTCCACCCAAAATTAGGTGCTCCCCACATATCCCATCTATTCCATCCCCAGTTGTTCCATCCTTGTCCATAGTTATTCCAATATGGGTCTCTGATTATTATATTTGAACCTGGTCTTGGTTGTGGTTGTATATTATTTTTTGGTGGGTCGTTTCTCCAACTACTTACATCATTTCTTTGTGGTGTTGACGGTTGAGTTGATGAGGTAGACCTTTGTGGTGTTGATTGTTGTTGAGGTGGGTTAGTTCTCCAATTGGAGACTTGTCCGATTGCTAACATGGGAACCATTGCGAAAACCAAAATTAAGTTTTTCATAGGTATTGTTTTATTATAAATATTTTTCTATTTCAATTTAATCTTCCAATAAACCCCACCGTTAATATAAGGTCTAAATTCACCTGAAATTCCATCTACTGTTCTATTCGCCACTCCCGCTCCAATTTGGAATAAATGGTCTTTTTTTGTTTTAAGTATAACTCCCATTCCTAATGAGTTCACCCAATCTTCTCTACTTATTGCTCCGTTAATACCTAAGAATACTTGGTTTTTGATTGGTGGTGGTTCAGGTGCAGGTTCTCTTACTATTTTAGGTTTAACTGTTGCTGACCATTTTCTTGATGCTATTTTGTTTTCAGATACGGTCTGATTCAAATATACGAACCCTTGGTTATTATTCAACTTTATTGTGTCGATAAATGAGTTGGTAACATAATAATTTTGTAGGATTGCTGCGGTATCAACTGATACATATGTTGGGACGTATATTGTTGTATCGTGATAGATATCATCTCCTTTTACCGCATATCGTACTTCGACTTCTACTTCGACAGGTATTGTATCATGAATTGGTTCCGATGGAACTTCTCTAATTACTTCTTTTATTTTTGGTTTGTTGTCTGATTGTAATAGAACTAATGTTATTATCAAACCCAAAATTATAAAATGTCTTATGTCTAATATCTTTTTCATAGTCTTAAAGTATTACTCTTGATCCTATCAAGAAATTACTAAGTAATGGCGCTCCTTTTTCAGTTGAACCTGAGAGTTTGTAGTTAAAACTAAACCCAAATCTCTTACTTATTTTATAATCAAATGACGATCCAGCTAAAAATCCAAATTGTCTACTAACAGTTGTTTCTCCTGTTTTTGAATTCCAACTTATTGGTGAATTCATAATGAATACCTGTGGGGATAAGGTAATCTTTTGATCAACAGGGTATGGTTTTGTCCAAAACGTAACCACTGAGGTTGAGAAAGACGTATTGAATATTTCTTTTGTCTCGCCTGTTTTACTGTTTATTATTTTAGTGTCTTTTAACAATAAAGTTATGGCGCCTAAATTATACCCGTAGGTACCAAATTTAGGGTGTGGTTTGATATAGGTGTAACCAACAAGGCTCATATAATTTCCTTCCAAATATGCCCCTGTTATGGAGTATGAATGGATAGCATTAAGTTGTCCTTTATTAAAATCCATTTTGGTATACCCTCCACTAAGAGCAAATTGTCTTAAAGTGCTCCATATTAGTGCTGTTGCCCCCCAGCTCTCGTTCCCAGCCATTGACGATTTACTTACACCAAAAGATACTATCGCATTGTATTTGAAGTCAGGTCCTTGAGATGTTGTTAGATCAGAAGCGACTAACATTGGGTTAGCAGCAACAGACTTTTTCTTTTCTTCTTTTTTCTTTTCTTCTTTCTTCTCTTCCTTTTTTTCTTCGCTCTTACTTTCCGATTTTGATTCTGAGGAACTTTCGTTTGATCCACCTGAACTGCTCTCTGATGAGGACGATTCCCCAGATGACGATGACGATTGGGAAGAAGATTGTGAGGACGATGAAGTTGATGATGATTGTGATGATGTCGATGCCGCTCCACTCGCACTTGAACTCGCGGCTGCAGATGCCGATGAACTTGCGGCAGAACTTGCAGCTGAAGACGCCGCAGAACTCGCTGCAGCCGCCGCCGCTTGTGATACCGCTGTTGTTACTGTTTGTTGAACTACTAAACTTGATGGACATGGTGCTGCAAATATACTTTTTATCCATTGGTCAACTTCGCCACTTGTAAACTGTGCATAAGTGAATACCTTGGATTTACCTCTAATGAGAACTACAACGCCATTGTTATTAGTGATGGGTATTGTTACAACATAGGTTTTTAAATCACATGGGTCTATGTATGTTTGCGTTACAACTTGTCCTGAACCTTTCAGAAAAAAGAGTAAAAACAAACATACACCGATCCATTTTTTCATTATTTAGTGAATATTCCTTTTTTAACCATCTTGTCTAAGATATTTGCACACGCAATATCTAAAGCTTTCTTTGTTGAGATGCTTATTGTGGATTGATTAAATTTAACGGGATCAACAGTTGCATCAGACAAGAAAGTTAATTCTCTTGTTGTTTTTGCCTCACCTAATCCAGATGCTGCAATGATTGCTCCTGTCTCCGCATTTGTGAATCTAACTTGTAAACCAATACGAGTCACTAACATATTCTTAACCCCATCTTTCAAGTTCACTGTTTCATCTTCACTAACAGAGTAGTCATAACACTCAATTTCTACGAAATAATGTGCTAATTTAATTTTACCTCTACCGTCTAATTTGTTTTCTGATATTCCAGATTGAGAAGCTTGGAATTGTTTTACCATTCTGTTTTTAATTTCTGTTTTATCTTCAGTAAATTCAAAACGGTTTAAATTATCGAGATATTCTAACACGATGTTTGTAACACCTAAACCAACTCTCTTTTCTTTTAGTTCAGGATACATTTCATACATCTCATCGTTAATACCACACTTCAATAATTGGATGTTCTTTTTTGGACCATCGTAATCTAAGAATTGTGTAATATCTTTTTTAATTTCAAATGAAGCCTTATAATCCTCAGTTTTAGTTTTACCTATTGTTTGAGAATACGATGTCGAGCATAGTAATGCAGATCCTAAGACAAAAATTACTTTTTTCATAGTTTAATTATTTTTTAGGTCCTTCGTACCAAATGTTATCTGGGTCATTTTTAAATGTACCATCGAATTTCCAAGTAAGGTAATTACCCACTTTTGTTGTTAACTCAGGGTTAGTAAAATGGGTAACAAACATAAAGACCTGAAAACATAAAGCAAACATAGCCCATGCTAAAGCCAATCTTATTAATCCTAATCCAACCTGTTCTTTGATTTTATCTAATGATATTGTCATAAAATTATTTTTATTTTAGTTTATTCTACGTCTTTGATTTTACCACAAATCAAACACTCTTCATCACCGTCACCATCTTGGTCACCCCAAACGTGTTGACAGTTTCTATGGTCAAAGTATTCATCAATAATACC